CTCCATTCTCTAAGCAATAGATCGAGCTATTATGTATTGCTATAGATTTCATATAATTGATGAAAGGACTTTTCATGTATTGTGCTCTATTCTTATCAGGTATTTCACTAATATTAATCCTATAGGAAAACATTTTCCAAACGTTGAAATCATGTTCAACCATCTTGGTCAATTTGTTAGAATTCTCCAAAGGTACGTTCTTAGGAACATATTCCTCAGGTGTTTCTAACACTTCAGGTGGTAATGAAGGTTCTCCTATTCCAATCGTATGTTGTTTTGGCTGTCTCTTCTTATATTCTTCACGCTTGGTGTACTCACAAATGGTGATATCAATATCACTTCCATTAAAGATCTTATAAATCAAGCGTGAGACATCTTCCCATTCAAGCTTGTCAAGTCCAGTAGCAATCTTCGGCATTGCTATTTTTGTCACTCCATGTTTAACGCACTGACTCTTCATATCTCTCAGTGCGAGCTCCACAGTATTTAGGGTTGGCTTTCCATAATAATCTCTCTTCGTGATAAGATTGAAAATCACTCTATTCCCTGATCTTGCTACAACAGTCGTACCAACTTTACCTGGAGCTAGTCGTTTCAGTACAGGATATTTCCCTTTAAACGTAGCTGCAATACCTGCTGACATTTTATAATCCAAAGACACACAATGTGCTAAAGCATATGTGGTTGGCATAAAAAATAAGTTCTTATTTATTATCTGCAGGTTAGCGCTAGCTTTCACTGAAAAAGTCTCTTTAGTCTCACTAATAGCGAGTACTTTGGACGGAGCCAATCCCGTGGTTTGGCAAGCTTTGGGGCTTGTCGATTTCATTTCCTGTTGTGCTGCCATGATTAGTTTGCGAATTCTTACAGCGATTCATTTTTGAAATCAAGAGAATGTTTTGGTGTTCTCAAGGGGTCACCAGTCCTATTAATGTATGGGACTCACATACCTCTTTGTTTTTCAACCAGCCTACAACAAAAATGTAATAAAAGGCATATATATTAACGTAGTTGCACGTTGTTTAAAGCTATATATTTTTGGTTTTTATATTGTTTTTGCGGACTGCTACCAAGTTGCAGGATAAAGATCTGCTCGGTAGACTTCCATTTTTATATTTCCCTTTTATACTTCTACGAAAGTTTTAATTCTATTTTATCTAAGCCTTCTACAATGTCATCTTCGGGTTTCTCTTCATTGGTCTCAGCTTTATAATAATCATTCAACAACACTTTCTTATAGTATGTCGCCAATGGAAATTTGTCAAACCAGGTCGGTAAGATAGGTGTTTCAAATCGAACTGGACTGAAATCATAAATGAAATCCAAAATTACAGGAGCCGTTTGTGTTGCTACTATATCAGATAATGCATAAATTAACATAACGTCTTCTGAATACCATGCTTCCAAGGGTGAGATTGTATTACCCTCTTGTAGTAAATTAAAAGCATTAGGTACGTCTATGAAGGGACCATGCTGTCTATGTGGTACAGATGTTATACCATGTCTCACAAGTGAAACATCATTAATAGCAAAACTCTTTATAGAGTGTGCTTGCATTCTTAAAT